TGCGGTTCTGCTCCCCGGCCCATGGTGTGGAAACAGAAAGGCCGCCAGGTTCTCACGCCCTGGCGGCCTTTCTCTATTTGGCTGGGGCTTTGCTCTTGCCCCTGTCGTTTTCCACGATACCAGAATACCACAGGTGAATGTCCTGTTGTGTCCTGTCTTTTCAAGATGGCCTATTTTTTTCTGTGCATATCTCCGGTGCCTGCCTTTGCTCAAACTCTTGTACTAACTTCTGCGCCCGTGCATTGGATAGGATAATATCCAG